CTCTCGTCTTATAATCATTATGAGAGAATATCAATTTATGTAATTCATCTTTATTCTTGGGTATGGAATCGATGGATGTATCATTCATTATTGTTGGCATCCATCTTTTTTCAAATTCATCTTTACAATAATCTATCTGACCAAGGAGAGCCTTATATATCCAATCTTCAATATCTATAAGTCTATCTTTAAGGTATTTTTCATCTAAATCTGTAATATCTATACCATTTTCGAAAAGTTTCATTTTGTCTCCTAACAAAGTAAATATCCAGAACAATAAGAAGTGGAACAAGTTGAGGTTAAAAGTACATCTGTAGTTTTAGTAGAACCAGCTGCTAACACGCTAAATGTTGCTGTGTCATTGGCTGCCATGGGAGCAATAATGGAACAAAATGCATTCACTGTATTAGTGCCGGTATATTTTTCATAAACCGTTCCTAGATCAGATGCATATTGTATAAAAGTTCGTGCAGTTGTAACAATTCTAACTTGTGCAATTGTAAAACTAGCTGTAGCATCAGAAAAATTTGCGGAATGAATCAATAAATAATTTCCTGATACAGGAGCAGTAAAAGTTCCAGTTCCATTATTGTAATTACTCCCCTGATCCGTGATTTCCGTATCATAAACTACTTGGTATACTGTTGCATCTCCAGTTACATTACTTTGAGTTGCACTTAAGCTCGCTAAAAATGAAGGTTGAAGTGGCATATTTACTACACCACTTGAGGTCATTTTCCATAAATTCGTTCCACTTGATGGGTCTACAGTTCCGTCAGAATCTGTATTGATTTTTAAAATCGAAGAATCGCTAGTATCCGGCCCTATAGAGTAACTTCTTGATGTACCTACTGTATATTGAGTCCAAGCATCTCCACCAGAAGTCCCCGCTACAGAAATATTTTCTGAAGCACCAGAGGACGCGGTATTACTGGTATGGGAAATAGTAACAACTCGATTAGCGCCTGATGTAGATGAAGTAAAGGTGTAATCATTAGATAAACTGGTTCCTAAAGATGGAATTCCCGATCCATTTGTAGAAAGAATGCTATTATTTGCAGTGGCAAGCCAAGTAGGGCTTACTCCCGCACCATTTGATACAAATAAATTACCTGATGTTCCAAATCCCAATGCACTCATTTTCCCTGTAGATCCAACAGCTACTGGTTCACCTACAGCTGTTACACCAGTGATACCTGCAATGAAACATTTATCTTGTTCTGCCAGTCCCGATCCTGGAGAACCCAGTCTTATTGTATTTGAATCCCCAGTGGTCCCTTGATTTCCTAAACAGATATTACTTGATTCAGCTCCTGTATAGTTGTATCCTGCATATCTACCTAAACATACATGATAAGCTCCTGTGCTTATCCTTGCTAGGGCGTTATAACCTACACCAGTATTTTCTGTTCCGTTATTTGAGATTAATGCATTAAACCCCACTCCGACGCAATTACCACCTCCAGTAGAAGAATTTCCTGCGATTGCTCCATAGCCCACTCCGACATTATTACTGGTGCTGCAATAACGACCAGAATACAAGCCGATGCATACATTAAGAGATCCAACTGACGCAAGCTCCATGGCATCATATCCCACGGCAGTATTGTTGATGCTATTGGAGTGACCTTTTAATGCCTGATATCCTATTGCAACATTGTTTTCTCCTGTTGTACATGCAGATAAAGTGTCTGTCCCCATAGCCACATTATTTGATCCAGTAGTTAATGCCACTTCAGAGCGATAGCCATATCCAACATTTGAACTTCCGGATAAAGTTAAGTTTCCTGCACTTTGACCCAAGAACATATTTCGTGTTCCTGCTCCCCTAGGAGTGACTGTTGTAATTCCTAAACTTGTACTGACACTAATACCATCTTGACCTACTAAAGAAGTTAAAGGGCTTGTCACTGCCATATTCAGAGAATTTGCACCAGAAGAAAATGTAATAGACCCATCGGTAGAAGTTATAGTTGCAAAATTCGGATTTGAACCCGTAGATCCTATTAGGACTTGTCCGTTAAATGCTGCAGAAGTATTTGTAAAAGCATTATTTCCTTGAGCTAACACAACTGCATGATTTGTCAATCCGCTATTTGTTCCGATATCAACAAAAGTAGGACTGACTCCTGTACCTGCTCCAACAAGTGTTTTTCCGGCTGCTGCCGTTCCGACGTTTGCCATAATCTCCTAAAATGATTCGTAATTAGATGAATGATATAAAAGTTCAAGTGATTCAAAGCTGTCCGTAAACATGTAAGAAGGAGATAGATCCACTGTAGAAGCTAAGGTTAAACTTTTTACTGTAATTGTATTGACTGAGGCTTGTCCTGTGCGATCTTTAATAATGAATTGACGATTTTCAGTTGGAGCATCTGGAAGATTGATAATGATAGTTCCCAAAGTTGAATCGCATGATATGTAATAATCGCTTTCAGTCACAGTGTAAGGACTCATTGCAGCAGTGACATTAACATAATTCGAAGCAAGTTCATTAAGTGTGATCGTAATTGTATTTCCGGAAGATGTGGTTTGTATTCCAGAAGTTCCATTTCCAGGAGTATAGACATTAATCACATTTGCAGCAGGAATCGCAGAATTTCCATCATCTGTCAAAAAACTGGTGGGGACTACAGGAGGAAGAATCCCAGCAGTAACCCCTTGGAAAAATTGTGACATTAAAAATATCCTATAATTTGAAGATATGATGGATTAGAGGCAGTCTTTCCATAAAGAATTTGATTTTTTCTTACATTTAGAGTTCCTGTTCCAAAACTTGCAGAATTTGCATGATTAGACTGAAAATCCACGATAAGAGTCCCCATGGGAGGAATAAAATCATGAGCGGTCACACCGTCTAAACTGATATCTATAGAAACCGTTGTGCTTCCGTTATACAATTTCAAAACTTTTACTGGATCAGAAAACCCTGATCCATTCAGTGGTTGATATGAACCTGTTAACGAAGCAGGGTTAAATTCAGACTTTGGAACGCATTGAACGCTCATTAATTCTTCTGTCATTGACATTTCCCTTTTTTTATTTTAATCATAACACTTTTATCATTTGGAATCATGCCTACATTTTCTTTCATTTTATTAACGACAACTTTTTTCTTTTTTTTATCTTTCATTTTCATCGGGAACCTTTTCTTCTTTTTTTGATTCATATTCGCTGATTTTCTCAGTAGCAAAATGTTTTAAAGCACACGCAAAATCATAAAGTTGTCCGATAGGAAAATCATTTTCACACAAGACAACACAAGGATAATTTTCTAAAAAAATTTCAATTTTATGTTTTACCTTCATGTAACCATCTCCATATTTATTAATATTCGGAAATACCCCAAACATCTGGGGTATTTCATATTTACTACATCGGACTTAAGATGGCCTTACGATGAAATATGCGTATGAACTTACGTCGCCTGTTTGTGTTGATCCAGGAGTTCCAAGTATTACGCTTGTCACTGTAAAGCTGGTTGCGTTACTTATTGTGTATGTAAATTCTCCTAATGTCGTAGATGCATTAACTGCTGTACGAGTAATAATAATTACATCACCTGTTGCAATATTTGTATTTGCGATTGTTTGTGTTCCTGCGGTCAATACACCTGTTCCGATGAAATCGGTTACTGCTCCTCCGTTAACGATAAGAGTTTTTGCAGCTGAAGTAATTGCTAAATGTGATCCTGAAACATTAACATTTCCTGATCCCGCTTGAATAGTGGTTGTGCTAGTGGTATTTGTTGAGCCACAGGTCAATGTTTGAGCTCCGGCACCTGTTCCGATTCGGATGATATTTGCTGATGTTGCTGAATCACCAGCGATATTAATCGTTTTAATTCCGGTGTTATTGGCAACATTTATCGTTTGTGCGCCTGTGCCTCCAAATAATGTAGCAACACCTGTATTTGCACCTGTTCCTCCGATATTTATTGTTCCGGAAGTAGTCGAAGGTGCAAAAGTATATGCTGAAGTTGCAGCTCCATCTAAAGAAAAATTTCCTGTTCCCACTAATAAAGAAAGACTAGAAGCTCCTGAAACTGTTCCTATTGTCGTGACATTTGCAACTGCACCTGTAGATATATTAACAGCTTTTGCACTACCTGCTCCTGTGGCAACATTGACTGTGGTTGCTCCTGTTCCTTGTCCGATTGCAACGATATTTGTTCCAGAAGAACTACCTAAAGTAATCGTTCCTGTCTGTGCAGTACCTCCAAGTGTAATAGTTCCTGTCGTGGTACTTGCTCCAACTGTATATGTAGTTGCAGGGTCTCCATTTAAAGTAAAATTACCTGATCCTGCTTTTAAATCAAGAGATGAAGCACCTGTTACTGATCCGATAGTGACAATATTTGCTCCAGCTCCATTTGCAATTTGTACAGTTTTTCCACCTGTAGAACTTGCGATCTGTACAGTCTGAGCTCCAGTTCCTGGTGCAATTGCAATTGTTCCTGTTTGAGCTCCAGTTCCACCTACTGTGATGGTTCCTGTTGTCATTGCAGTACCCATATTAATGGCTCCTGCAACTTGAACTGCGCATAAGCTTAATGTGGTAGCACCTGCACCATTTCCAATTTTTATTGCATTTGTTCCTGAAGACCTACCTAAAACAATATCTCCTGTTTGTGCGGTACCGCCAATAGTAATTGTTCCTGTTGTGGTACTTGCTCCAACTGTATATGTAGAATTTGTCACACCATCTAAAGAAAAATTTCCTGTTCCGACTAATTGTGCAATTCCTGTAGCTCCGGTCACATTCCCCATCGTAATGACTTTTGCTATTGCAGTCCCGATAGTGATCGCTCCTGAACCTGAATCAATAACTACTGCACTAGCCCCAGTCTGATTGCCGATAGTGACTGTTTGAGCAATTGCATTAGTGCCGATTTGAATTCCTGCAGTACCGGAATTGATGACTACACCTGTCGCTCCTGTGCTATTACCGATTGTGATAGTTTTTGCTGCAGCATCAGTTCCTATATTAAGAGCACCTGTACCCGTATTCAACGCAAATGTTGCATTTGTAGGAGTTAATGTAATTCCTCCAGACCCTGATGTCAATTGTAGTGCTGTAGCTCCGGTTGCATTTCCGATTGTGATAGTTTTCGCTATAGAAACTCCAATATCGATAGCGCCTGTTCCAGAATGAAGTACCAAAGAACTTGTTCCTGTAGCATTTCATACTGTTACTACTCTTCCTGTAGAAGCTACAGTCCCCAAATTTACTGCTCCATCTGCCGAATCTGTTCCTAGGTTTAATGCTGTAGCACCAGTGGAAATTGTCATACTTGCAGTTCCAGTGATCAATCCATTTGCCCCCAACGTTGTAAATAGAGCAGCTGCACGTGTTGTTCCTCCGATTGCAGGAGGAGCAGCAAATACAGGGGTTAAATTAGATGGAGTGACCAATAATGCAAGAGTTCCTGTAGAAGCAGTCCCAGCAACTGCTTCAGCATCTGTTGCAAGTTGTCCGATACCTGAAATGACCGTTGTAGCTTGAGGAACTGCACCTACCACAATACTTTGAGCTAATGTGAACACATCTGCTGCTAATGCTGCATTGTTTGTTCCTGTTCCAGCCAAAACTTCTGCAGTTGTCGCATAACGTGTAATACCAGCAGCTGTAGTGATCGCTTGACCTGCAGCTCCAGTCTTCCAAACACCACTACCAATAGTTTCATATATTATTGCTGGAGATACTGATTGATCTAACCATCGAGTTCCCGGATTATACAAATCCTGTGATGTTGGAGCTCTATTAGCATTAATGAACTGTGGGAATACTGTAAGGTCTATTCCTGTTGCAAATGGGGGATTCCCCATTGATCCTAGACATACTGTCATGATGAACTCCTAGTTAAAAATTAAATTTACATACTGTAAAAATAAATCGCATCATTTATTTCACTCTTCGATAATTATAATTTGCTTTCTTCACATATTGATTGAGAGCTGCACCAAGAGATGGATTTTTTCCTACCCACCATTGCCCATATCTGTTTTTACCTTTTGTTTTTGCAGGTGCTGCTCCATGTCTGAAAGCCTTGAAAATATATGGAGGTATTCCGTCATATTCGTAAATCTGCCCTTCCTGAAAACGCACTAACATTTTTCTTGATTTAGGATCGTAATTAGCCCCATATACATTACTCGATTGTAAATCAGACTTTTGAATACCATCAATTTGTCGATTCGGAAGTTGTCCAATGGATTTATCTGATTGTAATTGTTCGATTGTCTGTTGAAGAAGGGTTGGATTTCGTAATAATTGCTGAAAACTTTTTCCTGGATAGGTCTGTAAATATTTAACGAATGCCTCAGGGTTAGATCCACTTAATATCCATAACAACTTTGTTTCTTCAGAAAGAACTTCAGGATGTAATTGATCTGCGGTTCCTATATTTGAAATTTCTTTTTTAAGAAAATCGATCCTTTGAAGAGTTTTATCCAATTCTTGTGCGATCATTCCTTGAAATTCATCGGATAAAGTCTCTCCGGATTGAAGAGTGTCTTGAAGACCTTTCAAAATCTGATCGATTAGACTTTCTAAAGCTTCAAGTTCTTCTTCAGGATTCATCCTCCCCTCGTTTGATTAAGTTTTTGCAATATATTCATCAGCAATTGACTCCCTGATCCTGTTTGATTTTGACCAGATACGGGTTGTTCTAGAGCGGTGGGATTTCCTGACTTTTCTCGAGTGTTTCCCAAAATTCTAGTAAAAAAATCTACGAAGTTTTCTCCAGATTCTTTTTCTATTTTTTGGACTACTTTTTGATGCTTTCCTGGAATTTTTGCCAATGCTGCCGCTTGTTCCGGAGTCAACCCATTTTGAATATGATCTTTTAGAAATTGAGATAATTCAGGTGAATATGATGAGATTGCTTCAAAAGGATCTTTTGTTTTTTCTTCTTGTAATGACGGTTGTTGCCCGGAACCCAATAATCCTGATGCTACCACCCCTAACATTCCCGGTAATGCTGAAGATGCAGCTATGCCCGCTCCTGTAATTGCTGCATTTTTACCGAATTCGGAAATGTCCTGAGATCGAGAAATTTGTCTTTCTGCTGCCTTTTCATCTGGTCTTAAATTTTTATCGGAAGGTTGAAATTCTTTTTTATTCAACTGACTTCTTAAAAAATTTAAACCTGAGGCTAAAGTCAATCCTTGAGAAGTTCCTTTAATGAGCATTTTTCCTATTTGAGGACTTACCTTATTGATTGCTTTCATTGCAATCTCTTCAGGTAAATTTTCATCTAATAATGGTGTGAGTCTTTTCATTAAATTAATCACTTGCGCTTGATCTCCCTGTAAATGGAAAGTATCTAAAATCTGCCCAGGTAGGAATGATGCCATTAAATCCTTGTCCAAGTTCATCTAGCTGATAAGAATTGAGACTATCTGAATTATTTCTAAGATAATTAAAAAATTCCCTTGAATCAAAATCAGGATTTTTCTCTCTGTATGACGCTAAAATAGCCAACAAACTATCTTGTTTACCTAAATTATTAATGACAAAATCTGCCTGTTTAACTGCATCACTTTTCATTTCTTGATATTTTTTTGGTCTTTTATAAGACTGGATGTGAGAAGACATTTTAGGAGACCGGGTAAAAGCAATTTGAGAAGATTTCTCAGGTGAAAATCCAAATTTTGATTCAAGATCATTTTTATAAAGTTTTTTTCCAGTAAGCCCTAATTTTTCATATGGCACTCTTGCACTTACTAAATTATCTAAAATATCAGTTCCCTTGGCCTCAAATATTCCTTTTGCTTGAAGTTTATTGACGATAGAATCGGATTCGGAGAGTCTTAATGCTAGTTGGGATAATTCATCCGTCACTTGCTCTAAGCTTTTATTTGGGTTTTTCACAAGTGAATTATCTAATTCTGTTTTCAAAGCCTCTTGAACAACACCCGGTAATTTATCATATCCCGATGAATCCTTCGGAATTTGTAATTTTGCTTTTATTTTTTCATTTAGCAAAGAATCTGCTTGATTTTTTGCTTTTTCCTGTCGTGATTCTATTTGTTCTTCAACTCCTGGGGTCGCTAAATAAGTGGATTGTTCTTTTTCTGACAATTGAATTGCTTGATCAGGTTGAAAACCTAAGTTTTGATATTTTTTAACTTTTTCAGCCATTTGAGTAGGAGAATAGGGTATTCTAGGAGTAATAGAGGCTCTTAAAGGATGAGCAGATCGCACAGATTCTCTCGGATCTCCTTCTTCTCCAATATATCCTTTTTGAATTCTATCTCTTCCTTGATCTTCAGGAAGTGCCGGCGGTTTACGAGATTGATTATTTTCGAGAATTTGATTGTCTTGATATCTATCTGGTTGCTGAATTTGATTTGTAGATGTTCCTGTCCCAGCTAAATTTGCATACGCATTCCTAGTATTTTCTAACTTTGCAAGCCTTGGAATATCCGATAGCATTTGATTTGTTATTCCTGGAATTGACGCAGCTCTCGCATATTGTTGAAGAGGACTCAATCCTTGAGATTCTGTCTCAAATCTTTTTAATCCTTCAGAAAGCCTTCCTCTTTCCATTTCTTTTGGGAGAGATTCTGCCAATCCTCTTCCTACACCCGATCCGATTCTTCCCCAAATACTTGCTTGTTTAATTTTTTGAGCCATCAGTAAGACCTCATACTTGGATTAAAGTTTGGCAATTGACTACTGAATCCATTGTTTCCATAGGGACCGCTATTTCTTCCGACCATATTTGGGTTTTGACTCATTCCGGGTTGAGTAGACGCGGAAGGACCTCTATTCCCGAATAAACCTCCACCAGCTGATCCTATTGACGCTCCTACAGGACCTCCCAATGCAAAACCTAAACCTGTGCCGATTGCGGGTGCAACAGATGATAAAAATCCTGGAGATCCTTCCTGAGTGACCATATTTTGACTATATGGTTGCAATCCTTGTTGCCCGATATTTGCCAATCCTCCTGCAGCGCTTTGTCTCAATTGAGCCCGTAAAGCACCCAATCTTTCACTAAGATCTGTACCTGCACTTACTGCAGCATTACGAAATCCGGAACTTGACAGTCCTCCGGCTCCCATCCCTGCAAATTGCTCGGAAAGACCTGGAATAATATCCTCATTAAAACGACGCATTTCAGGCATTGAAAATGCGTCCATGTCCGCATTTTCATCACTCAAAAGATTTCGATAATAATCTGCTGCACTTCCAAATGCTCCTCCTGCTCCTCGATTCCTTGTAGATTGAATCAATTGTTGATATAATTTCTCTTGTTCAGGTCGAAGAGTTGAAACATTTTCTCTTATTTCAGGAGTTCCTCCAAAAAAATCTCCTATACTTTTAAAAAATCCCGGCATTTTATAACTCCTGTATGTAGGTGACAAATGCGTATGCTTTAGCCCATGCACCTGCGGTAGTCACATTTATATGTGTAGAATTTATATTCAGTATTGCAGGATCTCCAGTAATCGTTGCTGCTATTGGAGTCCCAGGATTGGTAACGCTCACATATAGATTCATTAAAGTAAAATTTGCATCTACAGTGATTCCATGTGATGTACTATTCAATCCTGGTATCAATGGAGTCATATTGACCACTTTCATCAATACAGATCGATATTGATCGGTATTTATCACGCCAGGAATAAAAGATTGTCCATTTAGATATTCTTCATCTAAAAGCCATCCGATTTGACGAATATTTACCGCATTAGAAATCATCTTAAGAGCTTCGACAAGCATAGGTCTTGCTTTCTCCCAATCTTCTGGTACTGTGTTATATACAGGAACGTAACTTTCAAAAATTGCGCTATCTGGTGAAGTCATTATTTACCTATTGCTACCCAATAAAATCCTGTAAAATTAGAACTGGTTTTAGTCGCAATCCATGAAAATCCGTTAACTGTTGGATTCCTTGCTACAGAAATAGTTGCTTGACCACTAGGTCCTGAAGGAGAAGTATATGAAGGTGTGATCTGAATATTATAAGTATCGAATGTATAAGAAATTGGTCCTATTCTAGTTGTAAAATTTACTGATCCTGTTTGTATTCCTGAAGCCCCGTTTAATGTTACAAATCCCCATTGCATCAATACACCCCCTAACCATTGCCATCCTTCAAATGTTTCATTGGCTCCTGTTAATTGAGATACTCCACCCAATGGAGTTCTGCTAAAAAGTTGCGCATCCACTGCGCCTGGAGGATTCGTAGGAATTTTTGAATATACAGTTAAAGTGCTTCCTATTGGATCAGATCCTTGAGTAACCAAATGAACAACTTTATGGAATCCATTATTGCTGGCTGTAGAAAACGGAATATGATCGACACCAAATGTTGCATCGAGAGCAATATTATTATTTAAAAGATCAACCTGACTATTCGATAATTTGTCTGTGGGTTGAGGAATGTTTGGGTTAAAAGGCATAGCGATATCCTATAATGGGTTCATTCTTCCGGCTTGTCTCATCCAAATGATTTGAGCATCTATCTGTACTTCAGATTCTTGCTCGATACCGATCATTTGAGCATTTGATAGCGTATATTCAATCGTTAAAAAATCTGCTCGAGTAGAGCAAAACACTCTGTGCCAATATTTAGATGCTGATATTCCATTCAATGAAGATTGTGAAGTGGGTACAGTCTGATTAAAAAAAGAATCCGATAATCCAGTGAGTTGGATTGAATTTTCTGTAAGAGTGTTAGATGGCTCGTTATCGTTATAATTCAAATACACAAGCATGGTGATCGCACCTTCACTCGTCGCAGCCAATAATATATCTACGTAACCGATCTGAATACTTTGACCTTCATCAATGAAATTAAATTTTTTGCTTACGATCCTAAAATTGTCTCGGATAAGAATTTCTCCTCCCCCAATGTAAGCGCCAGCAGTATTAATCTGTGGAGTATCAAAAATTCTTGTGACAGGATTGTATAACCAAAGTTGAAAATCATTTGCACTTGTCACCACAACACCAAAAATTTGATCGTTTAGATTTGTAAAATGACCGGATGCTGGAATGGAAACAATTTTAATGACTTGTCCTGTTTGTAAATTATGAGCAGGACTCGTAATGACAGTCGGATTTGATGTTCCGAAATTTCCTGTGATATTAGAAATGAATAAACTTTGATCATTTGTCACTTCAGGGTCAAAATTTGATCCGAGATACTCGATAAATCCTTGCTGATTTCCTCCTACGATATCAGGAAATAAAGCAGGCTTATTGATCCAAGGATAGTCTTGTTCTGACCAAGAATTTCCTGGTAGATTTGCAGGAAAACTTTCCCAATGAAGTACGGTGATACTCTGATACGTACCAAGGCATGTAAACGAATCGACAAAGATAGCCCAAGAATCATTCTCATAATTATAGACCAATCTCCTATTGGGATAGATTGTAGAAAATTCATTACCTGGAGCATATGGATAAGTCCAATAAGCCAATCTTTGTTGAAAATCCCGGATTCCATGCACTCGTGTATATGCAAATTCTTCATTGCTGAACTGATAAACCAAATCAGGGATTTTGATATCGATTCTTTTGCTTTGATAGCTATCGCACTCTACAATCCCTTTATCTCCGATTCCCATTAGTGAGGTATCAAACTGAACAGAACTAAATGTACTTTCAGTTCCAAGCTCGCTATTGACTCTTTCGATCTGAAATGGAGCGATTGAGCGGCCAGTATATCTCAATTGCCATGTACTTCTTTCACAATAAATCACGCAATTATCTCTAACAAATCCAACAGATACGATATTTTGAGAGGTAGGAATATCTAAAAACCCACCTCTTCCACGAATATCATCTCTCCATGCTTCTGTTGTTAAGGGAGAGCCTATCTGTGCCCATCTGATTCTTTGAGGGTATTGAGTAGAAGTAGCAAGTGTTGGCCCTTCAAAAGTATTGAAAGTAATCAGTCTTGATCGAAATGGCAAAATACAAAGAGATTGTATTAGATAATCCCCTGCTACATTGATTTGACCTGTAGGGGGAGCATCTGTAGGTCCAAAATTATTCCAAACAGTTCCATTGGTATATCTAATCGGATCTCCGGTTTTTCCAGAGAAATTCGTTACCCAAAATAATTTTTCATTTGACGAGTTAATCCAATAATTTGTAGACCAAAAAAATTGATAATGCGTTCCCGTCCAAATTGTTCCCGGAATAAATTCTTCAAATGCATTAGAGACAAAATGATAGGCATAAACTGTATCGAAAAAAACGGTCTCTTCAGTATTGATCCCTGCTAATTCCCTGCTGCATATTCCCATAGCAGGTAGACCTGGATAATATCCTAAAGTTACAGTTGTTGGTTGCCCAGGGCCTTCAGGAGTAACAATCGTCACATCCCCTGTTAAATAGTTTATTATACTATTATTTACTCCACCTGTTCTTAGAAGGGTTCCGTCTCCCTGATCAGTAAAAGTCTGAGGGCCTGAAATAATAATGACAGATCCTGGTTGAATCTGTGCGTTTGTTTCTGTAATTCCTAGTTCGGTATAAAGATTAAAAGACCAAGGAGATACTCCAGATGCAGCAATTGGAGTGTCTGTAAAAAGCCTTCTTAATCTTCCTAAAAGTTTATATCCTTCTTTACGTTTTATTCTTTCTCTCCAAACAAAAGCATTTTCAATAACAGGATAAGCATCTGCAGGCAAAATAAAATTCTGCCTTGATTGAACAAGGCCAGTCTCATTCCCTGTAATTTTTAGTGGTTGATATCCTGCCATTACCAGTATCCTCCCAGTCCCGCTCCGAAACCGTAGGTCTGTTGAACTGAATTAAATAAAGTAATGTTGGGTTGGAATATTTCTTCAATAGATTGTCGTTCCAAAACAAGAGCTTCTTGACGCTTCATTCCTTCCATGACATTTTGTACTCCGTCCATATCCTGACGATCTCTAAGAATTTCGCAAGCAGCTCCAAATGCAATATATTGCCACCACTGATTTAAAATAGGAGAATCGCTGATCTCAAGAAATTGTACGGGTGTTAAAAAAGTCTCAACTTCAACTTTATGAATAAATTTTGGAACTGGACGCACAGTAAATTCATTGTTCCAAAACATGAGACTATAAGGTCTACCTGTTTGATATTGAGAGACCCAAAGAGTCATAATGGTTCCCGCTGCAGGGGCTACGGGAAATTCAATATTAAAAAGACCTGTGACATAATCTACCGTTCCGATTCCGGAGTATCCGTTTGTTGTAGTACTTACGTATGATAACCCTGGATTAGCTGTATTTTGATTATGCATTCCAGGGATTGGAAGAGTGATCGGATTGGTGGGTGTAGAATAATAAGGAGGAACAATAGTGACTGGATTAGGAACTTGCAATTGGAGGTTGCCATTGCCGTCATCATTAACTGATATTGCAGTTCCATTGGAATCGACACCGCCTAATACCACTTCTTTACTTAGAAAAGGGCCAGGAATCGTAAAGGTAAATACAGTTGTAACCCCATCCCCACTAATGGGTTGAAAACGAGTAGGAAATCGGGGCCACAAACTGTAAAACTGCTGTCTATCTTTGAAAAAAGATCCCTGAATCCCTTCAAAATAGACCGGAGCTCTGACACCTTGATTGAAATTTACATCTAAAGGATACCTATCTATATAAGGTCGCGTAAAAAAAGTATACACACTTCTCATTTGATCAATTTTTATTCCGTAAGGGAAATCCTGAGAATAAAATGTATTGATGTACATATCTAAATCATCAGTAGATAATGAAGATTCACTAGCAGATGCGGTAAGTCGACGAACTTTCTTACGTATTGCAGTCAATGTACTATCGGCTTGTGCGACCATAAAATCCTTTGATATAATTCAAAAAAGTTAACCAAGATGTCTGGACAACTCAAAAATTATCTACATATAAAAAGTGAATTTGTTCACCAGCAGAGTCTTGAGACAATGGAGATCCGTCTTTAAGAATATCTTTTCCGTCAACAGTCATTAATCCGCTTCTTTGGGGCATTTTTATTTGATTCACTTCCTTAATAAAACCTAATGGAACTTCATAGGTATATCCCGGAACCAAATGAAATTGTTGAATAGGATCTCCTGCCCATCTGCAATATGCCTTTGAAAGGCGCTCATGTTTTCCTCGAGCATTATGATATTTTACTTTCACAAGCTTTGCGTCTTCTTTCTTTTGCTTTTCGCATTCTGATTTAATTTTTGGATCTATATTTTTAAAGTCATCGAAAGGAACGGAATTTGATAATACATTGATTAATCCGTGCTGTTCACCTGTTGGTGTACATTGTACGATGTGTTTTGTCATGATGTTCCTCTTTAATTTCCTATATTATTTAAACTCTGGAATGGCACTTGATTTGTAGTATTGCTAAATTCTAAATTCAGAGATCCCGATGGAGAAATACTAGCGGGCATTGCTACATTTCCTGAAGGAACCACAAAAGGATCAAAAATAACGGAGTCGATATCTATCAAGAAATCATTTCCATTCACCGATAATATTTTCCCCTTCATCCCGTTTAACTGAAACATTCCGTAAGACTTTGGAACAAAAAAAGTAACCAACATTCCTGGGATATATGTGTTTGATGCCTTGGCAACTTGTGCCGATATAGTAATCAACATCGGATATGATTGAGTCACCGCATCAAGCAGCAAAGAACTTGGTGTTTGAATTGTTCCGGGTAAATATGTGTTTGCATCGTTGGCAATCATCACTTCTTTCTAAACCCTTTTAATGTTTCCGCTAAGGTGGCTTCCTTTTTTAATGTCGGACTTTTTGAATGAGCAGCTTTTTTAAGCTTGGATACGGGAATATTTTTTCCCTTTTTTACATTTAATTTTTCTCTTAATTTTCCTTTGCTTGATTCTGGCAAAGCTTTACTTATCCAATTGTCCATCTTTCCCCCAAAGATGGGAGCCCAAAGGCTCCCGATCAATTAATTTTCCATTTTATACGCCTGCCAAACGATCACATCTCCTGTAGAACCTGCGGGAGATTGAGCTCCGGCAGCTAAATACATGTAAGGAGTAAATTGACCTGTATGGAAAGGTGCTTGAAGAAAATTATATCCTGTTTGCACTCCTGTTAACGGATCATATCTCGTGCTTTGACCTGCAGGAGCCAAAGTTGCAAATAATTGAGCCGTAGGAGAAGCTGTTGAAGCTGGGAATGCAAATGCAGTAAATGCAGTCGAATCGATATCAACAGTCAAAGTATAATTTGCTGAGGAAACCGCAGTGATTGTTCCTGTCAAACTATTCATTTGAGTCATTCCAAAAGAACCTGGAATACTGAAATAAATTTTCATTCCGACAACGTAATAAGGAGACGGATCAACAGATGTTGTGACAACTGATTGTATAGCTTGAGAAATCCCAGTGATATACAGGAATTGAGGATCTACAGCCGAAAATTTAGAGATTCGACGTGTATAACCTGCAGTTCCGGCAGCAGCAAAACCAGCAGCAGGCAATCCTAATAATGTATATCCTGAACCTGAAACTGTAGAGATCTGAAAATCTGCTCCTGCAATCTGTAACATTCCTGTAGTAGAATAGAATCTAAGGATGTCCCCTTCAGAATATGTATTTGTTTGTGACACAACTGCGGGTGACGCTGCGGTGATCGCAGTGATCGCACTAGCTGATTGTGCTTCAACAACAGGACTTGATGTTACATATGTAAAACCACCTGAAGTGACCAGTACGATATTTGTCGCATTTGTGGAATTTGTTTTTTTCCATTCGATTGCATTATCTGCAGCGACTAAATCTTTATACCATTCAAATTGAAATCCTCTACCTGTTGCTTGAGTAGTTGCAAGTTGAGTCAAATTTTTTACCAAAAAATAATCTGCTGAACTTGGAAGCGGGATTTTGACTCCCACTCCTGCGGATGTAAAGTTACCTTGAGTAACAATTGTAAAAGCCATTGGATACCTCCTATTAGGTGACTTGTAATGTTGTAGCGTTTAGACCGGATATCCAATTTTGATTCGTGATTGCTCTTGCAATCGCAAACTTGGCATATAATTGACTGTTTTGTGCCACTGAAGACACAACCCATGGAGGTCTATATCCAACTACTGCCGTGTAATTGTTTTGTTCAATTTTTGCTGCTGCTTCAAGTCCATACATGGGAATTGTATAAACGGTATTTCCTCTCATTGAAGACCCGGGAATCTTTGCTCCTTTTGATGAAACGAAGAATCTAAATCTTGAGACCGAACAATATTCTTCTGGTCTCAAACCTTCTTGGCTTGGGTATGCATTCTTTAACAAAACACCCTGTACTTTTTGAAGATCATTCGTTAAAGAAGTGCTGGCAAGAGCAATGAATGCATCTCTAGTAGGGCCAGTCGAAAACTTATCCATCGCATCGATACTTACAAGCATGGTGCGAGCATCATTATTCAATAGGATGGTTTCAATGTTGTTGATGTCATTCAGAGAAATATTTGAAGGCTGATCTCCATTTAATCCGCCAGTACAATTAATATAAGAAACTGAAGATGCAAATAGATCTCTCATAAGGAGATCTTCCTTCTCCCTTAACCATTGACCTAATAAAGCCGTAAATTTTGTTAATGTTTTGCTATTTTCATATAAAACAACCTGTTCATTTGTAATTATACTTTTTGCATAAATTTCCATGGTCGCATCTACATCGGTACGAACTGGAACTTCAGAAGCAGGATCAATGCCTGAGCCGTCCAATTGACCTCCTTCGGTATTCAATCGTTCAAAACGACTCATCCGTGTGGTTTTACCGATATAACTTTCTGCATGATGAAGATCGACTCCGAATGAGTGAATTAAATTAAACATTGGAGTTGACAACAGGTCTTCTGAGGCTTGTAAAGGAAGCTCAGGAGCCATATTATTGATATTTGTTATTCCTGATGGAAACATGATTTTAAACCTCGTTAAAGTAAGTTGTTAATCTCCGTGCGAACGGAAAAAATCAGCATTACGATGACGAGTCGTGAATCAGTCTAAGAAATGTTGGCTAGCGAAGCCGTGATCTGCAAATGCAAGCCACCAATTTAATGGTGACCCGCTTTAGTCAACGATTATGGATTGACTATAACATATATCGACAAGTATATTTTTAACATATAAAAATTAAAATTTTAAATGCAATACTTAACTCAAGCTTTTAATTTCTTTTTGCATTCTTCGATAATTTTCCATTTTTTTTGCTTCATCAAGTCGATAAGCAGATGTAGGATTTCCAGTGGAAGTCATATGCATAGAAGATTGAGGTTTTTGCAAATTCCTATCTGCTTTTGCTTCTTCTTTCCTCACATCCGAAGAAGGAACGTATCTCTTGACTGCTCGATAAATATTTGACCATTTTTCAAATCCATCAGGCATATATTTAAAGGCATTAGCGACTTCGGCATGGTGAAATTCTAGATAATCAAGATTTGCAGTGTTACATACAGAATCAAAATCGGGATGCGCTTGAGTGAGTCTTTGCGGAAATGTACGTTGTTCTTCTTCTTGCCTTCTTTGTTGATATTCTTGTTCCTTCTTGGCTAAAGCGATCTGAACTTTTTTCTCAATCCTTTGATCTTCGGATTCTTCTTCTTCGTAATAATTGTTATTTTGTTGTTGCTGAGGTTGTTTGTTGAGTACAGACTCAAGAGCTGCTTTCAAAGCTTCTGCTTCCTTGGCTTTTTCATCTGCTCTTCTGGCATTTTCTTCCGACTGCTTTCGCTCAATCTCTCTTTGTTGCCTAAATTTTCTCCAGTTAATCTGCTCTTGAGTTTCTTCTTTTACTTCTTCCTTAATTTCTTGTTTGACCTCTGGTGAAACTTGCTGTATGTTTTTTTCTGTTTCTATATTTTCACTTTTAATTTCGGGCTGCATATGACTCCAGATAATTTAGATTTAAAAAAAACAATTATAAATAAGCTTTTTGAGGAGCTGGACGATTATCAAATTAAAATGAAATACTTGAGTTGCGACGCTCCAATAGGAGTTTTGTGTTTAAAAAAATCATTAGAAAAGATTCTCATCGGCGAGGGCTGTCTTCGTGTCATTGATGTGCTCGATCTTGACCTTCTCAAAATCGAAGGGGTCAGTGAATCTGACGTCAGGGATTTTACATCCCGCCTTAATCAATTCCTCTCGGTGTAGCTCAATAAATTCTAACTCAGATAACATATCGATTTTCTGATCATATCGGACATATTCCCAAAATCTTCCCTTGAAAAAGGCAATACTCCACGCCTGCATAGTGCGATATTTAGCATCCACATATCCGATACTTGAAAGTTCGGCCATAACTTCAGCGCAGGGAAGAACCCAAAGACGATGAGTAATCGTATCTTTTGCTTTGTTATATAAAAATACGCTTTGATTTGGACGAGGAGATGGCAAATATGGATAGCAATAAAATTTTCTCCTTTGCAAATTAAAGATCAGAGGATCTTTCGCAATGATCATCACGACGCAAAATTCTTTCTCATCGATAATATCCTTATAATTATCGATGGCAATTCTTAATTGATGTGGGATGCTATCAACTAAGGCATGACCGACTTCAATAGAATTGTACTTTGTCTTATCGGAAGCTGCTTTCTTTGATAGCTGTCCGGCTGTTTCTTTTTTCATGGTGTAAATCCATTTTTAATGATCGCACTCATTAATTTTAATATGTGGTTGAACCCGATCTTTTCCCGGTCTTGCTAAAAATGCTCCTGCAGGATCATTTCCATATCCCCTAACAAATACTGATTTGCTGACATCTCTTTGCCAATAATCATTTTGTTGTATGTTTTCCTTAAGCGATTTTTTTTTCATAATCCCTCATAAAATGGGTCTTATATTGCTGATCCAATGTTCGAAAAGCAAATGCCCATAAATTTAATATTTCATTTTATTTTTCTTAACATACGAAGATAGTGAATCAACAGATTTTTTAAGATCTTCCGGATTTCCGAATTCTGTTCCGTATTTCAAATTTGATACGCTAGTGTCTCCGGGTTTCATTTCCCAATGTGAGTTTCCCATCGGCATTTTTAGCCCTTCTTTTCCTTTAGACATAAGTCCCCCTATTTATTGTTGTTGTCCCGCTCCGGAGAACGAGCGCATTTGATTAAATTGCATATCTTCTAACTGCATCTGTGTCTTGATCAAATTAAGATCAGATTCCATAGTTTTGCTTTCTGCGTTAGCTTCAATTTCAGAGATTTTTGCAAGTTTTTCTTGTGCAGAGGCCATCAATTCTTTCTCTCTAGCAAGATCACTCCTTGCTTTTGCGTATGTACCCATTACTTTAGAATTGTCTAATTTCTCTTGCTGTTGGGATTGAGCTTGCTGGGCTTGAGCTTGCTGTTGATTCTGCTCTTCCATGTCTTCGATGACTTGACGCTTATCAGTGATTATAGCGGCTCGAATGATCGATTTATCTGCAATTCCCATGCCAAGTTCTTTGAAATGTAGAAGCTGCTGAAGTTCTGTTTGTCTTTGAGTTGATGAATAATTCCCCTCTTCCAATGCCATTCCATATTTTTGAGAATGTGATGTAAAAAATCGGGGATCCGCATCATGCCCAAGAATATTACGGATCTTTCCTTTGCTAAAATTCTTACGAATAGCTTGAAGGCGAATCTTTCCGAATAATCTTTGTGTATAATCTGATTTATCAAAGATCGTTTGAAGAGTCGTTAAACCTGCACCTTGTCTTAACATTGATAAAATTCCACTTTTATCATCAGTTGCTGAACCTAGTAACTCTTCATTAACACCAGAGATTTTAGAAATATCCTCAGAAAGAGCATGTGATAATTCAATGAGCGATTGAGGGATCGGCACAGGCTCAATCCTTTGAATTTCTCCAGGGAGATGACCGGCCTTTAAAGGAATAAGATATCCTTCTCCACCTGAAGCTTGTCTAAATGCTTTCACATCTGTGACCGCATCAACTGGATAAATCCATCCTGCATTAACAGAACTTTGCAAGATCTGAAGTTCAATCACTTTTCGCATATTATAAAGAAACTGAGCATCTCTAAGATTTCGAATGACTCCTTGCACTCTCCAGCCATAACTTTGAATGTCGGGCTCATAATAACAGATGGAAGGAACAAATGGATAATCGTCGATTCCTAACATGTTCTGTCCATGATAAACGATTTTATCACCTAAACTTAATACAAGCTTAACTGTTGGAACCTGAGTTTTTTTAACTTTAAGCCAAGGTTGCTGCTCTAAAGTTCTCTTCATCATATCTTTTGGATCGTCTTCATCCTGATCCCATTCAACAGCTTCCCCAGTGTATGGATCAATAATCAAAGTGGCTGATCTTGAGGTTCTGTAATAAAATTCATCGTAAGTAAAGAGATTGCTCGTAGCCACATTATTTAGTTCGGCTTGAAGAGGAAATCTTCCGTCTTTCATTCCTCCTGGACGCATCTTATCGATTTCTGTCGCATATCCGGGAAGCATTTGCTTAGCCCCTTCTTTACTTACCCAACGTCTTCTCCAAATCCCATTACAGTCACTCAAATCTTGCTTACGAAAATATTGATCAATTAAAAAATTATTGTATGACACACAATCGGTAAATAGATCGCCTGAAATCGGATCAAAAGTAAAATCTGGATATAAATGAAGAAGAGTCATCCCTGTGTCACAGGAGCCTTCAAAAGCTTGGCTAAAATACTCTTGAAATCCGTCTCGATTATCACACCATTTCAAAACGGTATTATAATCGTCAGACAAAGGATCATCTTGATCATGGAGTGGTATTGTGACAGTAGATTTTCGATTTCTTCTCTGAAATCCGACAATCATATTGATCTGTCTTCGAATGAGATTAAAGAAGAATTTCTGTGCTTGATTATATCCAGAGCCATAAAGGGATGAATTTAAAGCTTGATCGCCTACTTTAAACCGCTTATCTATGGCTCCCTGGAGCCAAGCAGCAGAATTTCCTGTATAATTCGATTGATAAAACCAATCCTTCATCTGCTTTAGATTTTTATTGTCGACATCAGCTGGATCTACGTAACCGAGCGAGTAATTTCCTGCTTCATAGCTGCCCATAGAGACCTTTTTTTAAGAAAAACTCTTTATATCAAATTTAAAGTTTATTTACACCAATATTTAAAATATTTCATAGTGATGGGCGCAAAAATGTAGTTGTCAATTTAAATACATTTAAATTATTTATTGGGATTGCTTGCATGGGTTTTTTTTGATATAATAAATGGCAAATCGGAGAAAAAATAATGGATTTTCAAACAATTTTATCGTTAATTTTAGGGAATATGAGTGTCATTCTTCCGTTATTTTTATGGAATCGTTCGGAGTCAAGAGAAGACGCCAGATACCTTCAGATTGAATTAAATGAAAATAGACAGGAAACAAATACTATTCTTCGGTCGATACAAGAAGAAATAAGAAATTTTCATCTACGTCTCGATGCACTTGAAGAAAAGGTAAAAAAATAATGGATTGGATGCAATTTGCTATATTTATAACAGGGATGTTCAGTTGCTTTTTCTGGAATCGTTCGGAATCTCGAAACGACGCAAGACATTTTGACATTTGTTTAATGGAAAATAGAAACGAGACCAACGAAATGATAAGAGAATTTAGAAATGAAACCAATGCCATACTTAGATCTATTCAGGAAGAGATAAAGGATTTTCATTGCAGATTATATTCCCTTGAAGAACGAAGTAAAAACATGAAAAAATAACCCTGATAGAGAAATTTGATCCGTCTTCAATAACCTTGAATTTCTGAATTAAAATTTGCATACATATCATCATTGCCATACACCTTCATTCTCAATTGCTCATATGTTAAATTATGATCGGGGTGTTGATGAAGACCGGATTTGAAACAACTTGCGATAAGATATCGGCAAGAATCAACGGCATGATCATTCTTCTTAATAGGCTTATCCTCTCCGCGATCTGCATATTTTGGATCCCATGCGTAGCTTTGACATTGTTCGATTAAATTCTTACATGATTTTCTAACAACCAAATTCTTTCCAGATATGAATTGTGCCATCGTTTTGATTCCGAATAGCACATCATTATTTGCATCAACAACGGGTAAATCTAAATTTCTAAGTTCAAGTTTGAGTGAGGCTGCTGCTGGATCTACATATATAGCAGACAATGAGTAATGCTTAACGAAATCATAAATATCGATTGCTAATTCTCTATCTGTCTTAGATCTTCCGTGCGCTGCGCTATCAAAATAATATTCTTTTTCTATGCGAATTTGAGGCCATAGATTGGGTGATATTGCAGCAATATGGCAAGATGTGGGATTAACGGTTCCATAGTCTACACCAGCACAATAGAAGTTAGGAGATGGAAAGTCTTTATCGAATACATTAAGATCATCCCATCCGTCAAAAATAGCTCCTGTGGCTAATGCCCACTCTCCAAGGATATATCTTTGATAAAATACTCCAGAAAATGATGACTTGATAGCTTGCTTATATTTATCATCTAAGACTGGATTATCATCTAAAGTGAATTGAAAAGTAATGATGTCATGAACTTCAGGACGATCGATATACTGCTTCTTCAAAAAGTGGCTGGGGCCCTCTGGGTTTGCTGTTGCAAATAATTGAGCACCAGGAACACTTAACCGAGTTTCTAACATCTTCCAAAATGGTTCAGGAATACAAGTCGCTTCATCTACGTATGCATATGCTAGAGTCGAACCTTGAATTGTCGTAACAGCAGAAACATCTGGTGCACCAACAAAATAAACATTCCTTCCGTAAAGATTTGTTTTATTGCACATCGGAGACGGGCAAGGAAATCCAAGCATCTTATACATGGTGGTAAGTATATTTCGATGAATAGATCCTCGATTAACTCCGATGATCATTGCATCACCGGGAACACCATACTTCAATCTATTCAAGAATTTTCTAATGCTGCTAAAAGTCTTTCCAGATCTAACTGCACCGACCCAGATATTGAATCGATGAGTTGAATCAAGATAACTCATGTCTTGTTTAGGGCTTGTCAACATCTTCTAAATTAATCCCCAGTTTTTCTAATAACTTTTGTGTTATTAATTCAGATTTCGCCAATTTTGCCTTAAGTTCCATGTTTTCATTTTCACTGTCTAGAACACTGTCAAGAGGAACTTCTTCGTTTCTTGGATTTTCTGATTGACCCAACACATTCTTACCTAGGAATATTAGTAATTGAGTATTTCCATTTATTGCCCTTTGGAATTGCTTAGCACGCAATATAGAATGACCCATGCTTCTCTTTTTGGCAGAATATTCGGTTATAAAGACTTTATGATGTTCATAAAACCTTTCACAAAATCTTTCATCTGTTAAATCAAAATTTCCCGCTATTTCCCTTGCATTACATCCCATAACTAAAAGCTTATCTACCATTTCCCAATCAATAACCTTTGGTTTTCTTCCTGGTTTATTTTTCTTTTTAGGTATTTCCTTTGAAGGTATTTCCTTTGAAGGTGATTTTTTTTCCATAAAAACTTATTGCCAATTAAATTAAAGATGTTTACTTTAAAAAAGCTTGTTGTTTTAGGAAGTTTTTTATGTAGTGCAGAAAATGACAATCCCGTTCGATTGTCATTTTTTTTTATCCTACAATAAATTTTAATTGCAAAAAAGATTTTTTAATGATTCCAGATGAACTTAAAGAATTTATCGTAAATATAATCTCAGAACATCGCTTCTTGATTTTTTTTGTATTTATATTTTTGTGTGTATACGTCTACGTGCTTTTTTAAACTGACGCATATTCTTCAGCCATATTTTCAGATGCCCAACAGCTAAAAGATTTGTTAAATTTATCTATTTCCCGAAGGGCTCGATTTATAATGGTTATCTTATTTTGATTCGATTTTTTTGCGCAGTGATCAACATATCTCATTTTTTCACTATCCAATACAATTCCGTTTTCTTCGCAAAGTTTATCGAAATCTTTACATGGGATAACTTCGCTAGTGATATTATTTTTCATAGCCATTCCGTTAATTTGTGAATGCTTTATTCTAAATTCAGCTCCCTCCCCGTCATCATCCTCTCTAGAAGAAATTCCTACAATCGCACTTAGGCTATATCGCTTCATATATGTCATTGCACTTCCCAATGCTTGAATCGTCATTTTATCTCCGGTCAATATGGGAACTCGAGACTTAAACCATTGACCCGAAGAATGAGACAAAATAGTATCGAGAAATAAAAATCCACCTTCTGAAACAGGAAGTTGAACAACAGAAAGTTGATTTTTTGAAAGAGGCTCTCTGCAAGCCTCCCAAATCGCATCTAAACTTGCATATTTTGATTTGAAATGAGGATTCACTTTATCAAAAAATGCTGAATGCATTTCCCCTTGCGCTTTTGAAAGAGCTAATGATATTTCGTTAATTTGTTCGCTATGCATATTTTGATTCCCCAATTTGTTTTTCCAAAAATTCATTATGAATATCTCTATCATCTATAGCACAAGACATAATATGTCCGACATAGTCAAACAAATCGACAGACTCATTCATCCTGTAGAAATGACACGAAGCAAATACGTCGTATTTTGAATAAGAAAAACTGATGTGATCAGATCTTCTCCACTTCACACCATAATCATCGTAATAGTCTACACATCCGATTACGCTCGGTTTGGCATCAAAAGCTTTCATTTTTCAACCTTTTTTTAGATAACGTTCTTTATTTTTTTTATTAAAAAAAATCACTCCAACTCATGCCAAAACAATCCATGCAATTAGAGCATTTGCAATCGCGAATTTCATCATCTTCATTGATCTCAGCATCTTGTCTATCTTTTTTTTCAATCTCATATAAATGATCTTCATCTATATCCTCCTCGAGATAAATATCGTGTAAGTAGCTAAACATATTTATGTCTCCATGTTTTCGTAAAAACATAAACATGCCAGATTAAGTCTATTTAATCAAACACAAAAATACATCGAAGTCATTTTAGGCAAGGAATCATCCATGTTCCCACCCTCTTATAATAATTGACATCTTCTTGTTATTCTTTTCAAACCACGAAGCATCTATTAAAATTAATTTTTCATTAGGGTAATATTTTTTCATTCTTTTAATTTTTGTTAAGCTTTTAGAATCATAAAACCCCTTAACTTCTATCCAAAATTGAGATGATCCATCTCCTGGATATACATAAAAATCAGGCTTATAAGATCTCACTCCTCTTTTTATGTCTTCGAACCAAAATGTTTTTGGTTCGTGTTGCCATTCCAATATTTCCCCTCTTTCTTTCATCCACTCTAAATACCTTGCATAGTTTGCTTCCCATATGGATCGAAAATACTTTTTCTGACCCCCTATTACCCTCCATTCAGCAGTGGATTTTTTCATTTTGCAAACCGTGATTTATTTCTAGATTTTAAAGAAGGAAGAGTAATCCATTCACCAGAATTAGGTGGTAATTTTTTTCCAATTGGTTCTTTCATATATTTTTCCATAAATTTAACGCCTTCTTTATTGAGTGTCTTGAAAATTTGTCTTGCAGAATTTTTATCTCTAAAAGAAAGCAATGGATACCGAACAACTTTTTTTGTTTCATGATGGAATCCTTTAAAGTAATGAAAATTAAATCTATAATCACCTTTTTCGAATTGATATACGTTGATGTTCAGGAGTTCTATTCCAAGTTCTGGTATAAATATTTTCATCGTTCCTTTAAAAAAAAGCTCTTTTTTATCAAGATTTTCAGGGTAATAATCGATGATCTCTACGCTATATGTGTTATTCTGCATTTTAAGGCGCCTTCCTTATGTTTTTAGATTGATTATGTAAAATCACACAGACAGACATTTGATGTGCGATCCTGTGTTGGTTTATTTGCGCTCTTCAGTCCTCATCCAAAACTCGAATGATTCTTTGTGTTCCATTAAAAGTAATGCTAATCTTTCCGTCTCTCTTAAGATATCTATTCCATTGGTGGATTTTCTCTTCCGACACTCCGAAAATATTAGCAATAAACTTATCATCTTCTTTAATTCCATCTTCATCGCATTTCATCGTAAGAACTAAAAAATATCCCTTTATCTCCTCCAATTCGAAATTATATAATCTATGCATCTCTAAATCATCTATTTCATAACTGACTGGTTCTGTGTCGAGATGAAATTTTTTTGGAGCATTTTCGCTTGGAGTGTTTTTATGTTTTTTATTCATGAAGCCATTTTTATTTGTGTGTTCATATTATATAATTTTTCTAATTCATTTAATCTACGATATTCTTCACTGAATTTACTTTCAAATTCTCTGTCTTTTATATAAAAGACTTTACATTTTGACCCTGAAATGAACTCAATGTAATTATACCCAACCACTATACTCGTATTTGCAATATAAATTCCATCTAAATGTTGAAGATTTTTTAATTTTATTTTATTGTTTTCTTCTATTTCTTCTTTTCTAATGTTGTCAACCCACGTATGCATTCGACTAAGGACAGTCAGAATTGCTTTTGTGTCACAGAGCCGAGTTGTCCAATCGAGAGTCCTGATGACTGCTCTTCGAATGTCTTCTTTCGAATATTTTTTGGATAGTTTTACTTTCAGCGAATGTGCAAGATTTAATTTATGCAGGTCAGGATAAATAAATTCTTCATTTTCATTTGAAAAATTCTTATTTGAAAAAGAAACAACAACATTTTCGCTATCCTGAGGTTGGCTACATGTGTTCTTTGTTGTTGTTGTTTTATTATATATATTCTCTATTCTTATGCCGCCGCTTCCGCCAATTTTTTCGACTTCACTCTCACTAGGAGAATGTCTAGATGACGCGGGATTATGTGACGCTTTCTTATTATTTTCTTGAAAAGACGCGGGATTATGTGACGCTTTCTTATTATTTTCTTGAAAAGACGCGGGATTATGTGACGCTTTCTTATTAT